CAAATATATCGAGAGTTGGACGAATATATTGACAAATTGATGCATTTACCTATTGATCCTATATTAACTATATCTGATGATGTTTTTGTACCACAATCTAGTGTAGAGAAAGATTTAGCACCTCTATCTATTGATGTACGGAGCGTTAATGAATTTTGTGATGCTTGGAATGTTAGACCTTTTGATACTGAACATTTTAAATCATATAAAAATTCACATTGGGTAGCTTCAGAGTTAACTATGGGTTCTGAATTGACTAAATCAGCTTTGTCAAAATATAGGCATTTAATGAAAGACTTACGTTCTATTGGTGTTATCCCTGTAGCTACAAATATTGTCACTTATAGTGATAGAATATATGCTACTATGTTGGTACCTTTAGCATTTTGTGCTGAATTTGAGCCTCATTCCGGTATGGAAGTTTCATATAATTCGGATGTCCACGGTGCCACATTAGTTGCGCCCGTAAAGGATAGTGAGAAGCGACAACAGCAAATGACGTTTAGTGATCAGGATACAGGTTACACTTATAGGATTGATGATTTTGTGGATGATGTTAGGAAATCAAGAGATGAGCGTGTAGCTGCTTACAAGGATTTTCTTAAGCGTCCTATTAAGCTTAATGCTTATAAGTGGCAGGTCGGCGGAACTTTTAATGCTGATATTAATCCTTGGGATGATTATTTTGGAAATAATACTCGTATTAATAATCGTATAACTCATTTTAATTTATTAAGAGGTAAATTATGTGTTAAATTTGTGATTAGTGGTACTGGTTTTCATTATGGCCGGGTGTTAGTTAGCTATATGCCTTTACATAGATTTGATCAAATGTCTGGTTTTTCGGAATTAATTGAAACAAATCTAGTACAACAATCACAGTTACCTCATATATTTTTAAACCCAACCACTCAGCAGGGTGGCATGATGTGTTTACCTTATTTTTATCACGAGGATTATTCAGCTATTACAGCACGCGATTGGCTTGAGTTGGGTAATTTGCAAGTTAGATCATTAGGCACTCTTAAACATGCTAACGGAGGAACTGACGATGTGTCAGTTACTGTTTTCGCTTGGATGGAGGATGTTGAAGTCTCTATTCCTACATCAGTTGATGCAGCAAATTTACAACCACAAAATGGTTTTGAAATTCAATCAGGTGATGAGATCAATGAAGCCAATACAGCTGGTGTTGTATCAGGACCAGCATCTAAGCTATCAACTATTACTAATATGTTATCTGATGTACCTGTTATAGGACCTTATGCTAGTGCAACATCCAAAGTAGCAGGTGGAATAGCTATGGCTGCGCGAGCTATAGGAATGAGTCGACCACCAGTAACAAAGAATGCTGAACCTTATAAACCGGAGGCTTTGTCTAGTTTAGCTTTAACAACTGTACCCGACAGATCAGCCAAATTAACTGTTGATGACAAACAAGAGTTATCAATAGACCCTCGTATTTCAGGTATTGGTGGTGATGACCCTATGGATATCTTGGCTATAGCCAAGAAAGAGAGTTATTACACTAGTTTTATTTGGCCTAAATCAGCGAATATAGGGACAGAGCTATTTGAAGTCAGAGTTCAACCTACTATATGGGCAGAATCTGTTCCTGGTGTAATTCATCTTACTGCGTTGGGTTATGCATCTATGCCATTTACATATTGGACAGGTACACTTAAATTTCGATTTCAAGTTCAAGCGTCCGCTTATCACAAGGGCAGATTGCGTATAGCTTATGATCCTAATTGGCTTGATGCAAATGCAGCATCACTTGGTGAAGATATGATTTCAAATTACACT